CTAGGGTGTGGACACATTGTGGACACTCTTACCACCATTAGCACCCTTCAGCGGGTTAAGCGAAATCGCGTCCTGCAGGTACTGAGGAGCGAAGTGCGCATAGACCATTGTCTGCGCAATTTTCGTATGACCTAAGATCCTCTGCAGTGTGATGATATTGCCCCCGTTAATCATAAAGTGCGTGGCGAAAGAGTGTCGTAGCGCATGTGTTGCTTGCCCCGCCGGAAAGTCGGGCTTAACTTCTTTGAGGATTCGCCTGAAATCAGCATAACTGGCCTCAGGAAACAGAAAGCCTCGTGCTTTGCCGACTACGTAAGCCGCAACGTCATCAGAGATCGGGACCGTGCGCGGTGTGTTGGTTTTCGTCTTAACGAAAGACACCCGGTTATGAATCACATTCTCCGCCTTCAATCGCGCAGCTTCTCCCCATCTTGCTCCGGTACTCAAACACAAAACCGCAATTTTACGATTATCACCTGAGAGCGCAGCAAGTAAGGCGTCAATTTCCTCAAGAGTGAGATAGCCCGTTTCGGCTGTCTGCTCTTTCAGTTTTTTGAATCCCCTGAATGGATGCTCACCGTTATACAGTTCTGACTCAATCAGGGTTGTGAACATCCCACCTAGCGTGATCAGGTCGCGGTTGATGGTAGTTGGCTTAATACCTTCACCCCGACGTTGAGCACAATATTGCGTTATCAGGCTCTTGGTAATCTGGAAAGCGCACGGGTTTCCGGTCATCGTTTCGAAACGCTCAATTTTCCTGAGATACGATTGACCGTGCTCCTCATGTTTACCTTTCAGCTTCCACCATAACTCTTTCAGTTCCGACAATTGGCGTTTGTCCGTTGGTTTTGAAAGCCATTCCTTTGAGTGATGGTTATATTGAGTATGCTTTTCAAAAGCCATCGCCTCGCTTTTCTTGTCGAACTTCCGACGGATGCGTTTTCCGTTACGCCCGGTCGGTCTAATGTCCACTTCATATCGACCATCATCGAGCTTTTTAACAGACATAAAGCCTCCCGATGATGTTACTGCGTACTTCAATTTCCTGATTTAAATAGCAAAAGCTCACTGTGCATTTACTGCACAAATAAGCGCCATAAATAGTTAGCCAGTTTTCTGGTCTGAGTGGGATGACGTTGTTATCTGCTGCCCAAAGTGCGCGAGAGCCGGTGCAATCTGCCCAGCTTCAGGTGATATCGTCTCTGTCATGAACCACATAGTGTATTTTTTGAACTGAGGATGATTCAAAATCTTCATCACCGCCTGTATGCCCATATCTTTTACACCCTTCTCGTAACTCGAAAGAGAGCTGTATGGAACGCCTGTTAAGTCACTGAATTCTTTCCTATTCATACGTTCTGACTCACGCATGATCGCTAGCTTTTCATTTACGGGTATCATCGTAATTAACACTCCAGTATTGATAGAAAAACGATAACGGAGTAATCTTCTATTCGTTATCGCAAACTAATGGCTCCAATATGGCAATTAATAGCCATTAGGAGCAATTAAAACACTAACGAGGAATACTCACAAATGAATAGGGTCATTGATAGTGTGAGCGACGCCGTTCCATACCAGGAATTCGCGCGCCTTATTGGTAAAACACCCGCAGCCGTTAAAGGCATGATTGAGAAGGGCAAGCTGCCTGTAGTCGAGATGACTGATCCGCAGTCCACGAGTGGGCGCGCAGGGGAATATTGGGTTTATCTGCCTGCCTGGAACAAAGGAATGAAGATGGCTTATGACAGCCGTCCTAAAGAGATTCGCGATGGCTGGCTGATGTGGCTCGGATTAGGGGGGCCAGTATGAAGAATGAACCTCGTTGCATTGCACAGTTGCTTCGAAGAGAAAGCCCTAATCCGATTAATTTCACTATCACTCACGGTCGCGGACGCAAGGGCATCATCATCCGAACCCGTAAGACGGGTGTTATCGAGAAACTTCGTCGCTTGGTCAAAAAGAGAGGATTGTGGTTATGACGGTAATGACACTTGATGTGATCCAGAAACAACCAACAGCACTTCGCGGTCTGGTCTGCAAGTATCTGGCTCAGCCTCGCTGGCAGGACACTTGCGATTTTTACAATCAGATGATGGAGCGGGAGCGTCTTACGGTTTGTTTCCACGCACAATTAAAACAGCGTCACTCTGTCATGCGCTTAGAGGAAATGACCGAAGCCGATCGTGAGCGTCTTGTTTGTGCGCTTGATGAATTGAGAACTGCATTTGCCCGGTGCCGACAATTTGGCGAGTCAAAAGCAATTTTCATCAGCCGCCTAACTGTTAGTCAAAGGCGCTCATTGTATCTTCATGCGGGACTGACAGAGCAGGAGTTTATGATGCCGCACTGGCGTTTGAATGAAGAGGACTGTTATTGGCGTGAGAAACTTTTCAGGGCTTTGCGAGAGCTATTTAGCCTTTTTGAGTACGCACCAACCATTTTAACCTCGGTAAAACCTGAGCAGTATTTACATTAATTAATCTGGATTCGATTTATTACGCGCCTTACAGCGTGGGGACTCCTTTTGTCCGGAGATAGGCAAATGCAAAAACAAGATACAGCGCAGCGGGGGATGTATTCGGCACATCTGGCGCAGGCAGTAAGCGAGGCACAGCGCGACATGGCGACCCGTTTCTCTTCTCAGTTTGATGGGCTTATCGCGTACATCAGTAAGTCAGAACTTAATCGCACCGAGATTATCGAGTTATTAGGCCAAGAGTCGGAAAAGTTACACAACTCAATTTTCGGTAGAGCTGGCTAACCACTGTTAACAGGAAGCAAAAATGAGCTTACACATCGAGATTAATAACCAGTACGTCATCACCTGTGACCGCTATCAATTCATTTTGCAGGAGAGGAAGACCGCAACATCCGGGAAGAACAAAGGCAGGGATTGGCTGGACGTTGTCGGTTACTACCCGACTATCCCTAAGCTTATCTCAGGCCTGGTATTGCATGACCTTTTGACCAGCGATCTTATTGGCTTCTCAGCTTTGGAAGCTCGAATTGAACGCCTGGGGAAGCAATGTCTGGACGCCTTTAAATAGTATGTCCATCGAATCTCGGGGGCGTATTGCCCCCTCGCCACCACCACAATTTTTGAAGGGCACCAGTGATTCATTCGTTGGTGCTTATCCCTGGAATAACGTCACTAAAGAGGCCATTGGCCGCGACAGACCCCTTACACGTGCCGAACTCCGTCAGGTGCAAGGTGTTTTAAACCGGATTGACCGTCTGCCGTTTTTCCTGCAAACGCTGTTTACATCGCGTTATAACTTCATCCGCCGTAAAAAGAGCCCTTTAGGTGGGCTGTATTTCCTTAAAAACACGTTTGAGCGCAAGCTGCTGCCACGTCTTGAGCGTGTTAATGAGCTGTGCGGGATGAATGAATCCGCCTCGATTGGTTTTCTGTCCGAGCGCGACCAGTATGCGCGCTTACCAGATATGAATGACAAAGAGCTCAGGAAATTTGCGGCCAGAATTGCCTCTCAGCTCTGGAGCAAATACGAGGAGTTAAGCGACGCCTGGGCGGAGGCTCACGGCGGGAAAGAGACACTTTTCACCGATAAAGCTCAGTCGCACCTATACGGGCAAGTGGCCGGTATTGCTCGCGCATTTAACATCACCCCGATGTACTGGAAAAAATACCGTAAGGGTCAGATGACGATCCGCATGGCATTTTCCACTATTTCCCGCCTGATTAAAGACGAGTGGTGGTTCAACCAGCTCAAAGCACAGCGGATGCGCTGGCGCGAGGCGCTGCTCATCGCAGCAGGTGAGGTCAACAAAGACCGTTCACCTTACGCAAGCAAAATGGCGATCCGCGATGTTCACGCGCGCCGCCTTGCTAATCTCGAATACCTTAAATCCTGCGAACTGGAAAACAAAGTCACTGGCGAACGTATCGACCTCATCAGTAAGGTCATGGGGAGTATTTCTAACCCTGAAATACGCCGCATGGAGCTGATGAACACTATCGCCGGGATTGAACGTTACGCGACCAGCGTTGGTGACGTGGGGATGTTTATCACGCTGACCACGCCATCGAAGTATCACCCGACCCGTCAGGTTGGCAAAGGTGAAAGCAAAACGGTGCAGCTCAATCATGGCTGGAACGAAACAGCATTCTCACCCAAAGACGGCCAGCGCTATCTGTGCCGAATCTGGAGCCTGATGCGTACAGCTTTCAAAGATAACGATTTAGAGGTTTACGGGATGCGCGTTGTCGAACCGCACCATGACGGCACGCCGCACTGGCACATGATGCTGTTTTGCAAACCCGGTCAGCGTAAAGCCATTAACGAAATTATGCGTCGTTATGCCCTCAAAGAGGACGGACACGAAAAGGGCGCGGCAAAACAGCGCTTTGAGTCACGCCATCTTAATCAGGGCGGAGCGGCGGGTTATATTGCTAAATACATTGCAAAAAATATCGACGGTTATGCGCTCGACGGCCAGCTCGATAATGACACCGGCAAGCCTCTGAAAGATACGGCCGCAGCCGTCACCGCATGGGCGTCAACATGGCGTATCCCTCAGTTTAAACCGATTGGTCTCCCGACGATGGGCGCTTACCGTGAACTGCGCAAATTGCCGCGTGGGGTAAGTATTGCCTGCGAGTTTGACGACAGGGTCGAGGCCGCGCGAGCTGCTGCAGATGAGGGGGACTTTGAGCGGTACATCATCGCGCAGGGTGGGGCAAACATGCCGCGTGATGCTCAGGCGGTCAGGGTCGCCCGTAAGGTGACGGATGAGGTCAACGAATACGAGGAAGATATCGAGAGGGTGGTCGGTATTTATGCCCCTCATCTCGGGACTGACCGTGTCCATGTAACCCGTACAGCCGAATGGCGTATCGTTCCAAAGGTTTTGGCCGTTGAGCCTTTGACCTTAAAAAGCGGCTCTGCCGCGCCTCGGAGTCCTGTCAATAACTGTGGAAAGCTCACCGACGGTGGTGATCCAGTTATGACTCCCTCACCGTCTGAGCAAGCCGCAGCGGTGTTAAATCTGATTGAACGCGGGGTTATCAGCTGGAATGAGCCGGACGCTATGAAGGTACTTAACGCCGCGTTAAAAGCTGGTGCATCTCGCAAAAATCGTCAGCAAAGAAACGCAACGCCCCTTAAAGCTACAGAACAAGCGCCATCAGCCCGGATGACCAAAGCAGAACGCGAGCGCATACCAAAAATTCGTTTAGATTTGGCTCAGGAGGGTATTACCCTGGAACGTTGGGAGCTAGATGTGCTGGCGCGCGAGGGGACGGTGTTTTATGGCGACAAAAAAATTAGATATGTGGCTGCTGAAGAGTGGCCGGGTTTCACAACCTTAGATGTATGACGCAGCGTAATGTCAGATAGCCATACAAATTGCCCCTGAATTGATAAACTAAATCACTTTTCGAAACTGTCTTTGGAGAACTGCAGGGGTGTTATGAGAATTTACCTTGATCACAATATACTGGATGCTCTCAGCAAGAATCGTATGACATTGCAGGTTCCAAACGATACGGTTTGGGTTTATTCGAATGAAAATTTTAATGAAATCAAACGTTCGGAAAACATGCGATTTTTAGATGTGTTGGCAAACCTTAAGGCAAGAATGTTAGAGCTCGAATTTGATAAGAATTTTATGCTTACCGAGAGAGCATTCCTCTATGAATTTCGTGATCCTCATGAGCTTTACAGCCAATGGCTTGATCATATCAATGAAGTACCCATCGACGATGTTGTCCAGTTACAAATGCAGTTCTTAGCTCGATTAGCGGGGGCTAACAATCAGGATGAAATGCTATTGCATCCTGTGAGATTAAGGGAATTCCTTTATTCTCTGTTATCACCACATGACCTAATGACGAGTGATATCGAATTTCGTATAGATCAAGTGGTTAAAGATATTGAGGTGCTCACTACAGGGCAATTGCTTGAAATACAGCATTTAGATCACTCAAGAACCAGCATTGGTATTGGTAGGGGCAGGGTTGGTAACCTATCAGTTGATGATAATCCTTTAAAGTTAATATGGGGGGTTGTGCGAAATAAATATCCCGGAATGACAATTGAACAGTTTTATGGCTTTGAACCTATCGATAAACAAGGCTATGAAAAATGGCCTCGATATTTAGGGGTTGTAGGGTGTCATACCGTACTTAATTTCTTAGGGTTTCACCCTGATAAGGGTCTTAACAGTATTAAAAAATTGCCGGGGATATTGAGCGATGCCAATCATACGGCAATGGCTACCTATTGCGATGCAGTTATGAGCCAAGATCAACGATTTTGTGCAAAAGCTCGAGCAATTTATCAGTATTTAGAACTCGATATAGCAGTCATAGAGGCAATACCGAATGTTAATTGATATCGTATCAGCAATAAGTAATTAGTAAAAATCACTGATGCATGCAACATATGCATGACTTTGCATTCGTTTTTAAATTAAGATTTTGCCAGCGAGCGCCAGTGCTGGCGCGGCTCAGGGCTCCTGATGCACCTGCATTAAAAGCGACCCGTTAAGCGGGCAGGCGAGGCGGGGATAGCACTGCGCGCCAGACGTGTTGACAGGATTTATTTTGCGCGTCTGTGCGCGTCGTGGTGTGGCGCTGTGATGTGAAGTCGATCAAGGTGATCTCGGGGCGCTTGCGTCGTATGTGCAGCGTCTGGCTTGCTCTGAGGATGTGCCGCCCGGAGGCGGCATTTGGGGCGGGTTTAGTCGGTCTCGATGCTGTAATCCTTAAAGCGGATCACTTCCATTCCTAACCAATCGTTAATCTCTTTAAACCGCTCCTGCAGCGGCGTCAGCTCGTTGCGCACAAACACACGCGCCACCTTCTCGATATCCCCCATTGAGCCGATATTCTCGGGTTTACCACCCATAAGCTGGAACGGCACGCGGTGCGCATCGAGCAGGTCAGCGGCGCTCACCTTCTTGATGTTAAAAAAATCATCCTTCGTGGCGACTTCACTCAACGGCACGATCTTAATGCCGTCCGGTTTCCCGTTCGGGGCATAGAAAAACAGGTTTTTGAAATTCCCGAGCCCTTTCGAATCCCTCATCGCGGAGCGCAGCGACTCAACGTCAGTGCTGCTCTGCGCCGCGTCGGTGACGTACATGATGTAACCCGCGTGCGCGCCGTTCTGGTAATACTTGCGACGAAACAGCGTGGCGGACTCATTCAGCCAGGCGGAATTGAGCGCGCTCAGGTATTCCGGCATCCCGTAGAGCTCCTGATTGATATCGGGCTCAAGCAAATGGCACACCGAACCGGGTGCGAACTGGTGCGGGTGCGTATAGTCCGACACGTACCAGTAAACGCCATCCTCTACACCACGGCGGGTGTATTTGGCCGGGGAGGTTTCCAGTTTAAAGAGCTGGCCGGTCACGCTCATGCGCTTTTCGAGATAGCCGTTTGCAAACACCAGATAATCAAGCACAAGGCGGCTGAAGTCCTGACGGGACAGCAACGGGTGCGGGATAAAGGTGCTGGTCAGAATGTTGCGCTTCACGTAAATCGGGGAACTGTGGTGCACGGCTGCGCGCAGGCTTTTCGCCAGCCCGGAGAAGTTGACCGGCGGCTCGTACCATTTTCCGTTATTGATGCACTCGACATAGTCGAGAATGTCGCGGCGATCCAGAACGGGCGACGGCTCGCCAAAGGTGAACGCCTCCATTTTCTGCGGTGCGTTGGTGGTGATGTTGGTCTGTTTTGGCTGTTTATTTTGGCGTTTTTTCATCTTAGTTAATGTCCAGAATCGAGGTGGAGTGCATACCGCTACCGGCGGAAAGCGGCTCGTTTAACAGGGCGTGCATGGTCGCCCACGCGATATCCGCGTGGCTGGCTTCCTCGCTGCGGCTGGCTTCATAGGTGGCGCTGCGGCCACTGCTGGTCATGGTTTTGCGGATAGCCATAAATGACTGAGTGATGTCGGTCGCACCGGCGTCATATTCCAGACACCCGCGCCTGATGGTGTCTTTTGCTTTCAGCACCATCGCCGTTTTCATTTCCGGCGTGTAGCGGATGGCACGCGCCGCCGGGAAGAATGAGCGCACGAGCTGGTAAACACCCTGGCCGATGCCGGTCGCATCGATGCCGATATAGTCGACGGTGTATTTCTCGGTCAGCGCCCGGATGGCCTCGGCCTGAGAGGCAAAATCCATACCTTTCCACTGGTGACGCTCAAGGATGCGGAACTTGCCTCCGACAACTAGTGGCGGAGCCAGCACCGCACAGCCTGCGCTGTCGCCGGTGTGGGACGGGTCATAGCCAATCCAGACCGGACGCCAGTTAAACGGACGGTCGGCGAATGGCTCGAAGTCCTCCCATTCCTCCATCGCATCGACCATGCAGCGTTGCAGCTCCTCAAACGGGAATACCGAGGCCTTATCGTCGACGAACTCGCACATAAACAGGTTACGGAAGTCATCCGCGCTGTTTTCCTGTCTGAGCTGGTCGAGGTTAAACAGGGTGCAGCCCCCGGCGAGCGCGTCCTCAATGGTGACAATCTGCCGCCACTGACCGTCCCCGCATAACATGCCCCCGGCAAGCGCCTGATGACTGATATCGATGTCGACACGTTCGTCGCGGTTACTGCGTCCTCGGTTAAACAGCTCGCCTGACCAGAACGGGTACGCGCCGTGCGCCAGTGTCGACGGCGTCGAAAAATAGGTGGTGCGCAGGTGCGACTGCGACGCCATGCCCGAGGCGACTTTTCGCAGCTTCTGGAAATTGGGGATCCAGAAAATTTCGTCGACATACAGGTCGCCGTTGTGGCTCTGCGCGGTGTTGGAATTGGTCCCGAGAAAAATCAGCTCTGCGCCGTTGTTGCCGATGACAATCGGGTCGCCTGACAGGTCGACGTCGACCAGACGTGCAAAGGCGATAATGTACTTACGGAACACGTAAGCCTGCGTTTTACTGGCTGATAAAAATATCTGGTTTTGCCCGGTTTTAAGGGCGCGCAGGAGCGACTCGCGTGCAAAGTAGAACGTCGCCCCAATCTGGCGGGATTTCAGAATATGACGGATGCGATGCTCTAACCCGGCTTTATACCAGCGGAGCTGATACTCAAACGACTGGTCGAAGAAAATATCTTCCAGCTTCCCGATTGCCTCCTCGCTGAAATAGTTTCGTTTCGGCTTTTTGCGATCCCCCTTGTTGCGGCTGGCGATATTGGGGTTTAAATCCACCTCGTTTCCGGTCTGGCCGTAGCGGTTCACGCGTGCGAGCCGCTCCATCTGGCGCGACAGAAAATCAGCAACTTTGAAGTCATGCGCGGTCAGGTCTGGCTTTGCGTAGAGCTGAATAAGCCGCGCCTCTATCGTCGATTCCACGCGGTTAATAGGGGCGGTTTCTTCCCATCCATCGCGCTGTTTCCAGCTCTGCACGGTCGGGCGCTTGAGCTGCAGCATGTCGCAGATTTGCGGCACGGCGAACCCCTGCCAGTACAACAGCCGCGCCTTTCGTCGCGGGTCATTTAACAAAGAAAGGTCAGTTGAAATGGTCATGCTTGCCTCGTTTTTGGTGTGACGTGGCAAGGCTAAGGAATTAGGGGGGGTATTCGCGCTAAGTGACTGTTGTGTCAGATCTAATCAGATCGTAAGCGGTGGCTGATACGGGTCAGAGTCGGGAAACTAATCCTGACCCGAAAACCCAACATCAGGACACCTGAACAATGGCAAAGAAAGTTTCTAAATGGTTTCGCATCGGCGTCGAAGGTGACACCTGCGATGGCCGCGTCATCAGTGGCGATGATATTCAGGATATGGCCGACACGTTCGACCCGCGCGTCTACGGCTGCCGCATTAACCTCGAACATATCCGGGGGTTGATGCCTGACAGTCAGTTTAAACGTTATGGCGATGTGAACGAGCTTAAGGCGGAGTTTATCAGCGATGGCTCTGCGCTCGATGGCAAAAAAGCGCTGTTTGGCAAAATCCAGCCCCTTGACGAGCTCGTCAGCATGGTTAAGGCAGGTCAAAAGGTTTACACCTCAATGGAGATCCGCCCGAACTTTGCCAACAGTGGCAAGTGCTATCTGGTTGGCCTTGCCGTCACCGATGACCCAGCAAGCCTCGGCACCGAATACCTCGAATTCTGCAGCCGCGCTACGCAGAACCCGCTCGCCGGTAAAAAAGACCAGCCGGACGACGTTTTTTCTGTCGCCTCACTGGCTGAGCTGGAATTTGAGGACGTTCCCGACACCATGCTCAACAGCCTGACCGACAAGGTTAAGGCCATCTTCAGCCGCAAACAGGCCAGCGATGATGCACGTCTCGCTGATGTGCATGAGGCTGTCACCACCATCACCGAGCTGGTGCAAACCAACCTCACCGCCACCGACCAGCGCGTCACCGAGCTGGAAACCGAACTGGCGAAGCTTAAGCAGGACGTGACCAGCAAGTCCGAAGAAAACGCGCAGGCGTTTAACGACCTTAAAAACTCCCTCGATAACACCGAAAGCCAGCGCCAGCCGCGCCGCGAGCTTTCAAAAGGTGGTACGGGCGACGAGCTGCTGACCAACTGCTGATAACCCGCCGGGTGTGCTGCCCGGCCTGATACCTATTACCTGAACAGGAATAACCATGCGTAAAGATACCCGCTTCAAATTCAATACCTACCTGTCCCGCGTTGCGGAGCTGAACGGCGTTTCCACCGATGATGTGGCGAAGAAATTCACCGTCGAGCCGTCGGTCACGCAAACCCTGATGACCACGCTGCAGATGTCATCCGCGTTTCTGACCAAAGTCAACATCGTGCCGGTCGACGAGCTGAAAGGCGAAAAAGTCGGGGTCGGCGTTAACGGTACGATTGCCAGCACTGCCGACACCGCCGGTGACGATGAGCGTAAAACCGCTGATTTCACCGCGCTGGAGTCCAACAAATACGAGTGTGCGCAGATTAACTTTGACTTCCATATCCGCTACAAACAGCTCGACCTGTGGGCGCGATTCCAGGACTTCCAGACCCGCATTCGTGACGCGATTATCAAGCGCCAGTCGCTCGATTTCATCATGGCCGGATTCAACGGCATCGAGCGCGCGGCGACGTCCGACCGCAAAAAGAATCCGATGCTGCAGGACGTGGCGACCGGCTGGCTGCAGAAGTACCGCAATGAAGCGCCAGCGCGCGTGATGTCAAAAATTACCGACGAGGAAGGGACGGTGATTTCTGAAGTGATCCGCGTGGGTAAAAACGGCGACTATGCGAACCTCGACGCGCTGGTCATGGATGCCACCGGCAATCTGATTGACGAGATTTATCAGGACGACCCGGAGCTGGTTGTCATCACCGGGCGTAAGCTGATGGCGGATAAATATTTCCCTATCGTTAATCAGGAACAGGCAAACACCGAGTCGCTGGCCGCTGACATCATCATCAGTCAGAAGCGAATCGGCAACCTGCCAGCCGTGCGCGTGCCGTACTTCCCGGCTAATGCCCTGATGGTGACGCGCCTCGACAACCTGTCGATTTACTTCATGGATGACGCACACCGCCGCGCCATCATCGAAGAACCGAAGAAAGACCGCGTCGAAAACTACGAGTCAATGAATGTTGACTACGTGGTCGAGGCTTACGCCGCCGGGTGCCTGATTGAAAACATCAAGCTCGGTGACTTCACCGCACCTTCAGCACCGGAAAGCGGGGAGTAAGCCATGACGAGTCCCGCAGCGCGTCACATGATGCGGGTCTCGGCCTCTGAAACAGCGCAGCGGGCTGCCGTCCCGCTGCGCAATGCAACTGCCTATGAGCAGATGCTCGTTAAGCTGGCCGCAGACAACCGCACGCTAAAACAAATCAGCTCTAAAGAGCGCAAAGCCGCGAAAAAGCGCGAGCTGCTGCCGTTCTACCTGCCGTGGGTCGCTGGCGTCCTCGAAAACGGCAAAGGCGCACAGGATGACATTGTCATGACGGTGATGCTCTGGCGTCTCGATGCTGATGATATCGCCGGGGCGCTGGAAATCGCCCGTTACGCCATGACCTACGGCCTCACCATGCCGGTCGGTCGCCGTCCGACGCCGTGCCTGCTGGCCGAAGAAGTGGCACTGGCCGCGCAACGCCTGCTGACGGCAAAACAGCCGGTCAATCTGGTGAACCTGCTCGACACTATCGCGCTGACTGAACGCGCGGATATGCCCGATATCGTGCGTGCGAAGCTGCACAAAATCACCGGCTACGTGCGGCGTTATGCGGAGCAACTGCCGGAGGCGCTGGCGCACCTGCAGCGTGCGATCCAGTTAGAAAGCACTATCGGGGTGAAAAAGGATATCGAGCAGTTAGAGCGACAGCTCAGGCCAAAAACCGAACCGGCACCGAAGACGAAAACGACTCAACCGCGCACGCGCAAGCCTGCCGCCAAACCGGCGGAACGGCGCGGGCGTCCACCAAAGGCGGCAAAAGCCGCAGGTTAAACGAGCGCTCCCCGAGCCGGGCGGCACGCCGGTCAATGCGGGTATCTATTGCCTGACTGCGACCGGCGTCCACCGCCCACCCATTACCCGAGGTTGTCATGACGACGCTGATTATTGAGCCAAAAAAAGAGCCGCAGGATGTGCCGGGCGTGGTGATACCGCCACCGGGCGTGAGCGAGCCGGTAATCAAAAACACCCCGTTTTTTCCTGACGTTGATCCGAAGCGCGTGCGCGAGGAAATGCGTTTAGAGCAGACCGTTTCCCCCGTTCGCCTGCGCCGGGCGATTAAGACCGCGATCGCGGAGACTAACGCGGAGCTGAGCGACTGGCGCGAAAGCCAGCTCGATGCCGGTTACGCCACGCTGGCGGATGTCCCGACGGACAAGCTCGACGGCGAGAGCGTGCGCGTTTTCCACTACTTCAACGCCGTGTGTTCGATGACGACGGCCACGCTTTATGAACGTTTTCGCGGCGTGGATGCGACCGCCAAAGGGGATAAAAAAGCCGACAGCATCGACAGCACTATCGATGAAATGTGGCGGGATATGCGCTGGTCTGTGGCGCGTATCCAGGACAAAGCGCGGTGCATTGTGGGGCAAATCTGATGAAAGCGTATGCGCTGCAGGGCGACACCCTCGACGCGATTTGCGCCCGGTACTACGGGCGCACTGAGGGCGTGGTCGAAACCGTCTTAGAGGCTAATCCCGGCCTGTCTGAGCTCGGTGTGATCCTGCCGCACGGCACGGCAATAGAGCTGCCCGAGACCGAGAGCGCGGCCAGAACCGAAACGGTGAATCTATGGGACTGAGTATGGAAAAAATCACCACGTTTATCGCCTACTGGCTGGCCGTGGGGCTGGCGTATGTCGGGGCAATGTCCCCCGAAAAGATGGCGCTTTACGTGGGCGGCGGATGCGCCATTTTTACCGCGCTGACGAACTACTGGTTTAAGCGCAAGACGTACCTCTATCTGACATCGCTCGGACTCGATAAAGGGGCTATTCGTGAAATCAATCGTTAAAAAATGCAGTGTGGCCGCCGTGCTGGCGCTGGCAGCACTGATGCCTGACTTTCGTCTGCTTAACACCTCGCCCGGGGGGCTGGCGCTGATTGCCGACCTCGAAGGTTGTCGCCTGACGCCTTACCAGTGCAGCGCGGGAGTGTGGACGTCGGGCATCGGCCACACTGCAGGCGTCGTGCCAAAGGGGGAAATCACCGAGCGGCAGGCGGCGGCGAATCTCGTCGCGGATGTGCTGAACGTCGAGAAACGTCTGGCCGTATGCGCGCCGGTGAAAATGCCGCCGCAGGTTTACGACGCGCTGGTCAGTTTCTCATTCAACGTGGGAACCGGCGCGGCTTGCCGGTCGACTCTGGTTTCGTTTATCAAACGCCAGCAATGGCCGCAGGCGTGCGACCAGCTCACCCGCTGGGTTTACGTGAACGGCGAAATTAACAAAGGGCTGGAAAATCGCCGCGCGCGTGAGCGTGCTTACTGCCTCAGGGGGATTCAATGAAAGTAATGTTGTTTTTACTGGCCGCGCTGATGGCGGTTGTTCTCTGGCAGCGTCATGAAAACGGCAACCTGACGCGCTCATTTGAACGGGCGAACAGGGTCGCCACGGAACAAAAAACCGCGATCGGAATGCTGAAAAATCAGCTTTCCGTTTCGCAGGGAATTGCCAGGCGAAATGAAACCGCGCAGGTCAGTCTACGCGGCGAACTGCTGGCCGCCGGTGCAATGGCCGTGCGACGTGAAGAAACCATTACGAGGCTGATAAATGAGAATGAAACCCTACGCCGCTGGTACAGCGCTGAGCTGCCTGATGTTGTGCGTCGGCTGCACACCCGCGCCGCCTGCGCCTCCGCCGGTCATTGTTTACAGCGCCTGCCCGAAGGTGAGCTATTGCCCGATGCCGGGAAGCGACCCGGCCACTAATGGCGACCTGAGCGCCGATATTCGCAGGCTTGAGCACGCGCTCGCCGCCTGCGCACTGCAGGTTGAAACCGTCAAAGACTGTCAGGATAAACTCGATGAAGAAAGCACGCAGCCTGCGCGAAGCGCTGATTAAAGCCGTCCCGCAGCTTGAAACAAACCCCGAAATGATGCGCATCTTTGCCGATGAGGGAAATATCGATGCGCGGCTCGCGGCCTCGCTCTCACATGAGAAAATTTACACCCTGAATGTGATCGTGTGTGATTTTGTGGGCGACCCTGATTTGATTTTCGTGCCGGTGGCCGCATGGCTCAGGGAAAACCAGCCGGATATCTGCACGCTCGATGACGGCCGCAAAAAGGGCTACCGTTTCCAAATGGATTTGAACGACGGGGACAGCGTCGATATTAGCATCAGCCTGCAGCTCACCGAGCGCACCATCATCATGGAGGAAAACGGCGCGCTGCACGTAAGCTATGTCCCTGAGCCGCCGCTGCCGGAGCCCGTCACGCGTCCAAAAGAGCTCTACATCAACGGCGAACTGGTGAGCAAATGGGATGAGTGAATTTAAGCCCTTTGACGAAAAGCTCAACGGTCTGATTGCTGCTCTGTCACCGGCTGCACGCCGACGGCTTGCCGGAGAGATAGCAAAGGAGCTGCGCAAGTCGCAACAGCAACGCATCAAACAGCAAAAAGCCCCGGACGGCTCGCCCTATGAGGCGCGAAAGCGTCAGCCTCTCAGGGCTAAGACAGGGCGGATTAAGCGGGCTATGTTCCAGAAACTCCGCACGAGCCGGTACATGAAAGCCACTGGCCGTGAAAACAGCGCGGTGGTGGAGTTTACTGGCAAAGTGCAGCGCATCGCCCAGATTCATCATTACGGCCTTAAAGACCGGCCAAATCGATATGTTTCAGATTTAAAGTACCCAGAGCGAAAATTGTTGGGTGTTAATCCTAGCGATAAAGAGCTTATAGAAGAGATAATATACAAAGTATGTTTTTTGAGGTGACATACAGGGGGCTTTAATTTCTTATGATTGTTGGAGGTTTAATCAAGTTTGATCAATATGATTACCTAGCATAACGCTCACTAATCACTTAAGATTATGTGTCTGGGTCTTTTAATGGTCAAATAGAGGTCTTTTGGGTATGTTTGAGTTGTCTGCGGAACAATTTAATCAGATGCGTCGAGCGATTGATTATCCTCCTTTATTCGAATTATTCAAAAAGGAGTTACCTCGTTTTGAAAAATGGATGAAGCAACAAGGGATTACCAAAGAGATCATGTTTGAACATGGTTTATCAAGATTTTTAATAAGTGATGTTATTCTTTATCTATGCAAGCAACACGGTAAGGTATATTTATGGGATGACGGGGTTATGGATTTCGAGGAAAAGAAAAAAAATGCATGGATAGAAGATTTTATTGTGTTAACCCCTTACTTCCTCTGGTTAAGAGGTGAAGTCGGTGATGACGAGTGCAATGTGGCGAGAAGTAAATTTTCTATTAATGCATTTATGAAGGGGCACCATTATTTTATGGGTAAAGTTCCTTTGAGAAATTTAGGTGGTGGAATTTTAAAAGGTACAAATCTTTCAAACAAGTTATTAGATTTTGTATCGCTAGATAACCTAAACCTTATACAGCCAATGAATAATAGTCACCTCTACATATATTGTTCCTCTGCTGTTAATCTCGTGATAGATGGTAGTGTCGCATTTCTTAAGTTTAAAGAATGTAAGTTATCGGAAATTCAAATAAAGCATAATGGGATAATTTTACAAAATGGAAGTTTTCAAGAATTTTCTTTTAATAGATGTCATATTGATTTGAAACTCAGTTCGGCAAATATCATGCACATGAAAGTTAATGGTTGTAATTTTAATGCGGTTTGTGATTTTGCTCGTTTTGATAGCCAATGTGAGTTCACCTATGATCGAAAAAGGAAATCTTCATATCAATCAGAAAGTGATTTCTTCGATGTTGTCACAAAGTTGTTTAGTAATGCAAATGATTATTCAAAAGCAGGTGAGTATTACTATAAGAAAAGAAAGGCATTAATGTTAGAGTCGCTTTGTTCATGGCAAAATTTTAGAGATCATACATTTAGAATGACCAAGAGGCAAAGGTTCAGGTTTAAGGTGAAAATGTTTTTGAAAAGTTTTCCTGATGCATTTAACTATTTTGCTTGGGGTTTTGGGGAGAGGCCATTAAGAGCTCTTGGTACATCTTTATTGATCGTTTGTCTCTCTACTATTGTTTATTACTTTAGTGCGAAGTCCAACACTCAAACATTTGTTGAGGCACTTTATTTTAGTATTGTTACATTTACCACGCTAGGCTTTGGTGATATTACTCAAGAAAGCGATTTTTTGCGCTTGTTTTCAGCGGTTGAATCATTTTCCGGGTTGGTTCTTATGGGGTTATTTCTTGCGGGTTATGCCTCTAAGACCAAACGATATTAGCTTTTATATAATAATTTGTTGAGCAGAAACAGTCTCTGTCATCATTGAACACCCTGCAGCATTAGTTGTTCTATTCATCATACAGCTCCATTGAATTGCCGTCGTCATCCACTGGCGGCATCCTTTCCCCATGAATAATCTAAATTCTCTGCAGGAAATCGCACGCGCGATTCGCAACCTTATCCGCACCGGCATTGTGACCGACGTTGACCTCGACGAGGGGCTGTGTCGTGTCCAGACCGGCGGTATGCAAACCACCTGGTTAAACTGGCTCACCTCTCGCGCCGGTCGTTCTCGCGTGTGGTGGGCTCCCTCGGTCGGTGAGCAGGTGTTATTGCTGGCCATAGGTGGAGAGCTCGATACGGCCTTTGTGCTGCCGGGCATTTTCTCGGATGACCATCCCGCGCCGTCAGCCTCGCCCGATGCGATTCATGTCGCCTTTCCTGACGGGGCGGTTATCGAGTACGAGCCCGAAATCGGGGCGCTCACCGTGTCCGGTATCAAAACCGCCAACGTCACCGCGTCAGATTCCATTACGGCCACCGTGCCGGTGGTGCTGGTGAAAGCCTCGACCCGCATCACGCTCGATACACCCGAGGTGGTATGCACCAACAAGCTGACGACCGGCACGCTCGAAGTGAAGAACGGCGGGACTATGTCCGGGAACATCGAGCACACCGGCGGGACACTGAAATCAAACGGCGTGCAGGTGGATAACCACGCGCACGGCAACTTACAGAGCGGCGGAAGCTGGACTAAGGGGACGCAATGACGGTGCGTTATCTGGGAATGAACAGCCAGACCGGCCTCAGTATCTCTGAGGTCGAGCATATCAGGCAAAGCGTGCGCGACATTCTCGTCACGCCGATAGGCTCGCGCGTCATGCGCCGTGAATACGGCTCGCTCCTGTCGGCTCTGATTGACCAGCCGCAGACCAGGGCGCTGCGCCTGCAGATTATGGCCGCGTGTTATTCCGCGATCCAGAAGTGGGAGCCCCGCGTCAGCCTGATAAGCATCACCTTTGAGCGGTCGGAGAATGACGGCGGGCTGTATGTCGACATCACCGGCACGCGCTCGGCTAACGGCCAGCCCTTTTCCCTTACCATTCCACTGAGTTAAACGCTATGGCAATTGTTGACCTGAACCAGCTCGCCGCGCCCGATGTCATGGAAGTGCTGGACTATGAGAGCATCCTGAGCGAGCGCAAGGCAACGCTCGTCTCGTTATATCCTGAGGAACAGCAGGAGGCCGTCGCGCGCACCCTGACGCTCGAATCAGAGCCGATTGTGAAGCTGCTGGAGGAAAACGCCTACCGGGAAGTTATCTGGCGACAGCGCGTCAACGAGGCCGCGCGTGCGGTCATGCTGGCCTACGCTGCTGACAGCGACCTCGACCAGATAGGCGGAAATTACAACGTTGAGCGCCTCGTCATCACACCTGCAGACGACACGACGTTTCCGCCCACGCCAGCGGTGATGGAGTCGGACACCGACTATCGTCTGCGCATTCAACAGGCTTTTGAGGGGCTGAGTACCGCAGGCTCTACCGGCGCATATCAGTTTCATGGCCGCAGCGCCGACGGGCGGGTCGCGGATATTTCCGTCATCAGTCCCGAGCCTGCGTGTGTGACCGTGTCTGTGCTGTCGCGTGAAAATAACGGCGTGGCCTCTGACGAGCTGCTCGCCATTGTGCGCACTGCGCTTAACGACGAGGACGTCCGGCCGGTTGCCGACCGCGTGACCGTGCAGTCAGCAAAAATTGTCGACTATAAAATCACCGCGTCGCTTTACCTTTACCCCGGCCCCGAAAGCGAGCCGGTGCTCAGTGCGGCAAAAGCAAAGCTGCAGGCGTATATCAGCGCGCAGCACCGGCTCGGGCGTGACATCCGTAAATCTGCCATCTATGCGGCGCTTCACGTCGAGGGGGTGCAGCGCGTCGAGCTGGCCGCGCCGGTGGCCGACATCGTGCTCGATGACACGCAGGCGTCATGGTGCACCGAGTACAGCGTGACCATCGGGGGTAACGATGAGTAATACCCGCCTGTTGCCGGTGGGCTCCTCGCCGCTTGAGGTCGCGGCGGCGCGCGCCTGCGCAGAAATCGAAAACACACCCGTTCCCCTGCGCCGTCTCTGGAGCCCTGACGACTGCCCGGCAAACCTGTTGCCGTGGCTGGCGTGGGCGTTTTCCGTTGACCGCTGGGATGAGAGCTGGGCGGAGGACACAAAGCGGGAAGTGATCCGCGCGGCGTGGTTTATCCATGCGCACAAGGGGACGATTGGCGCAGTGCGCCGCGTGGTGGAGCCGCTTGGCTATCTGATTAACGTCTCTGAGTGGTGGGAGACAAACGACCCGCCCGGCACGTTTCGCCTCGATATCGGCGTGTTAGAGACGGGCATCACCGAGGAAATGTACTACGAAATGGAGCGGCTTATCGCCGATGCAAAGCCCGCCAGCCGCCATTTAATCGGCCTCAATATTATTCAGGACATCCCTGGCTACCTCTACACCGGCGCGCTGTCCTATGACGGCGACATCATCACGGTTTATCCCGGATAAGTGAGAGCACAATGACAGTGAAATACAAAACGGTCATCACCAAAGCCGGTGCAATCAAGCTGGCTGCTGCGACCCTCCCGGACGGGAAAAAGGTGAACCTGACGGCGATGGCCGTGGGTGACGGTGGCGGTACGCTGCCGGTGCCTGACCCGAACCAGACAAAACTCGTCAAAGAGGTCTGGCGTCACGCGCTGAACAAAATCAGCCAGGACAAAAAGAATAAAAATTATGTCGTGGCGGAGCTGCTTATTCCGCCGGAGACCGGCGGTTTCTGGATGCGCGAGCTCGGGCTCTATGATGACACCGGCACGCTGATTGCGGTCGGCAATATGGCCGAAAGCTACAAGCCAGCGCTGGCGGAGGGGTCAGGCCGCGCGCAGACCGTGCGTATGGTAATCATGGTGAGCGACATCGAGTCAGTCGAGCTGACGATTGATACCTCAACGGTGATGGCAACGCAGGACTACGTCGACGACAAAATTGCGAAGCATGAGCAGTCCCGCCGCCATCCTGACGCCACGCTCACCGCAAAGGGTTTTACTCAGCTCAGCAGCGCGACCGACAGCACGTCTGAGAGCGTCGCAGCGACGCCGAAAGCGGTCAAGACGGCGTATGACCTTGCAAAAGGTAAATACACAGCTCAGGACGCCACCACAGCGCAAAAGGGTATCGTCCAGCTCAGCAGCGCGACCGACAGCGTGTCTGAGAGCGTCGCAGCGACGCCGAAAGCGGTTAAGGCTGCGTATGACCTTGCGAAAAGTAAATATTCGGCTCAGGACGCCACCACGGCGCAAAAGGGTATTGTCCAGCTCAGCAGCGCGACCGACAGTACGTCGGAGGCGCTGGCGGCGACACCGAAAGCAGTTAAGGCTGCGTTTGATGCCGCTAAGTCTGCTAATCAAAATGCTGAAGGTCGCGTGCCAAAGGGTGCTGGCCTGAATACCTATGCTGAATCATTTGCCGATGTTGCTGTTGATTTGAGGACGCGAAGCGGCTTTTTTAACGGCTCCTCTGTAAAAAATGGCATGCCCGGCGGCCATACGTGGAAGCAATACATCAACGCCGCACACTCTAATACTCAGGGCTATAACACCGTCATTGGGATTGATTTTGATGGCAATGTCATTGGTTTTGCCGCTGTTACGGCAGGCGTTTTTAAGGGCTGGAAACTTATTCATCATGATGGATATAACAATTACCCGGTAGGTGCGCCTATTCCGTGGCCGTCTGATACGGTGCCAGCCGGTTACGCCATCATGGCCGGTCAGGCGTTTGATAAATCTGCATATCCACTTCTGGCGGCGGCATTTCCTTCAGGAGTCATCCCGGATATGCGCAGCTGGACGATTAAGGGGAAACCCGCCAGCGGTCGCGCAGTGCTGTCACAGGAGCTGGACGGCGTTAAGTCGCACACCCACGGCGCATCGGCAACATCAACCGATCTCGGCACTAAAACAACCAGCGCATTCGATTACGGGACGAAAACGACCAGCGCCTTTGACTACGGAACAAAGTCATCAAACAGCACGGGCGCACACACGCACAGTATTTCCGGTACAGCAGCAAGCGCGGGGGCTCATAACCACTCCGTCCCTGTGTGGGTTGGCAGCGGGGGGGCTGGTGCTGGCCGATATGTGGATCGTAATGAGTTTAATAACGCACAGAATAACAACCCAAATGGTCCGCCTACAACGAGTGCGGGTGCGCATACGCATGCCATTTCAGGCACGGCGGCCAGCGCTGGCGCGCATGCGCATACGGTAGCCGTAGGGGCTCACACGCATACGGTGGCCGTAGGTTCGCACACTCACTCGGTTGTTATGGGGTCACACACCCACACCATCACCGTTGCCGCCACCGGTAACGCAGAGAACACTGTTAAAAACATTGCTTATAACTACATTGTGAGGCTCGCATAATGGCTTTTAAATTTTCTGGTAAAGACCGCACTATCCGAATTTATAACCTCCGCGCAGACACCCGGGAGTTTATTGGCGCGGGTGATGCCTATATACCGGCTAATACGGGTCTCCCGGCAGACTGCACCAATATTGCACCGCCCGACGTGCCGGAGGGAAAGGTCGCTGTATTCAACGGAACAACGTGGGCGCTGGTCGAGGACTACCGAAACCAAACGCTCTACAGCAAAGAAACAGGCGAGCGCGTTTATATCGCCGCGCCCGGTGCTTTACCTGCCGATGTGACGACCATTGCCCCTGACGGAAACTATATGCGCTGGGGTGGCGAAAGCTGGGAGACAGACACGGAGGCAGAACGCGCCGCAGCGGTGTCATTTGCTGAAGGTGAAAAAAAACGGCTGATGCAGGAAGCTACGCTCACGATTGAAACATTACAGGATGCTGTCGATTTGGGGGAGGCGAGCGAGAATGAGGTCAGCATGTTGACGGTGTGGAAAAAGTACCGTGTTTATCTTAACCGGGTTTCCCCTGATGCCGCGCCGGATATTGAATGGCCTGCACTCCCGGTGTGAAAGGTTTCTGACAGATATAAAAAACCCGCGTTAAGCGGGTTTAGTCATAGGGGCATTCTTCATAGTCATTTTCTGTTTCATCACCGGCAAACAGTCTGAGCCAGCAAAAGCCAAAGAGACACCATGCAGTCAGACCACCAACAATCCAGAGTAAAATCGTCATTCTCGCTCCCTCGTTAATGGCGCAACGATAGCGACAATATCCCTTCATTGATAATGGTTATTGGCGATCAATTCCCCCTGATTGATCGCTGAAAACGATCAATCATCTTTACGCACTCCCCGGCCGCTCGCTGCCCGTTGTGCTGTCACTCCTCCAACGGCATTACGTTTCGCACGCCTCTTACACAACAGAAAATAGTTGCACCCCTTAACCACGGAGTTAAACGGATGAGCGACTATCATCACGGCGTCGAGGTCATCGAGATTAACGATGGCACGCGCACCATTTCCACCGTCTCGACGGCCATCATCGGCATGGTCTGCACGGCCAGCGATGCTGACGAAAAGACATTTCCACTAAATGAGCCGGTGCTGATTACCAGCGTGCAAAACGCCATCGGTAAAGCCGGTAAACTTGGCACCCTGTCAAAATCCCTGCAGGCCATTGCCGACCAGTGCAAGCCGGTCGTTGTGGTTGTGCGCGTTGCCGAAGGTACCGACGACCCGGAAAACCCGGAGGCGGCGCAGAAAGAGACCATTTCCAACATCATCGGCACCACCGACGAAAACGGCAAATACACCGGGCTTAAGGCGCTGCTGGCTGCAAAAACCGTCACCGGCGTTAAGCCGCGCATTCTTGGCGTGCCGGGGCTGGATTCTCAGGAAGTGGCGACCGCACTCGCGGCGACCTGTCAGAGCCTGCGCGCCTTTGGATATATCAGCGCGTGGGGTTGCAAGACCATTTCTGAAGCCATTGCCTACCGCGAGAATTTCAGCCAGCGCGAGCTGATGGTCATTCACCCTGATTTTCTGGCATGGGACACCACGGCGAACGATACCGATATTGCATGGGCGACCGCCCGCGCGCTCGGCCTGCGCGCCAAAATCGACCAGGAGACCGGCTGGCACAAAACGCTCTCTAACGTCGGCGTGAATGGCGTCACCGGCGTCAGCGCCTCGGTCTCGTGGGATTTGCAGGAGAAAGCCACCGACGCAAATCTGCTTAATCAGGCCGGTGTCACCACGCTGATTCGTAACGACGGCTTTAAATTCTGGGGTAACCGCACCTGCTCAGATGACCCGCTTTTCCTGTTTGAAAACTACACCCGCACGGCGCAGGTGCTTGCCGACACGATGGCGGAGGCGCACGCATGGGCGATTGATAAACCCGTCACTGCGACGCTAATCCGCGACATCGTCGCCGGTATGAATGCGAAATTCCGCGAGCTGAAAAATAACGGTTATATCGTTGACGGCTCCTGCTGGTACGACCCGGAGTCAAACAGCGTGGAAACGCTCAAGGCGGGGAAACTGTATATCGATTACGACTACACCCCCGTCCCGCCGCTGGAAAACCTGACCCTGCGCCAGCGCATCACCGATACCTATCTGGCGAACCTGTCAGACTCGGTCAACAGCTAAGGAGCTCAGAGCATGGCGTTACCACGCAAACTGAAATACCTGAACATGTTTAACGACGGTCTCAGCTACATGGGCGTCGTTGAATCCGTCACCCTGCCAAAGCTGACCCGTAAGCTTGAGAAATACCGTGGCGGCGGGATGCCGGGCTCGGTGTCGATTGACCTCGGCCTCGATGATGACGCGATGTCGCTTGAGTGGACGCTCGGCGGTCTGCCTGATATCGAACTGTGGGCGCAGTACGCGTCAACGGGAGCGGACAGTGTACCGCTGCGTTTTACCGGCTCGTACCAGCGCGATGACACCGGCGCTATCTCTGCCGTTGAGGTGGTCATGCGTGGCCGTCACAAAGAGTACGACGGCGGCGAAAACAAACAGGGCGAAAGCGGCACGACCAAAATGTCGACCGAGTGCGCGTACTACCAGCTCACGATTGACGGCAAAGAGGTCATCGAGATTGACGTCATCAACATGGTGATGAAAGTCGACGGCGTCGACCGTCTGGCGGAGCACCGTAAGGCCATCGGCCTGTAACCCCTTAACCGGTCAGTCAGGCTGGCCGGTCACTTAACTTTGACGAGACCAACATCATGGAAAACATCAACGAAACCGAAAACTCAAACATTGTGATCCTCGATAACCCTGTCATGCGCGGTGAGCAGAAAATTGAACAGGTGACCGTTACAAAACCCAACGCGGGAACCCTGCGCGGAGTGAGTCTGGCCTCTCTGGCAAACTCTGACGTCGATGCGCTGATTAAGGTGCTGCCGCGCATGACGTACCCGGCGCTCACCGAGCATGAGGTCATGCGTCTGGAAGCGTCAGACCTGATTTTGTTCGCCGGTAAGGTGGTCGGTTTTTTGTCGCCATCTTCGGCTCGCTGACGTTCCCCGATAACCTTTCGGTCGATGACCTGATGGCGGATATCGCGGTGATTTTTCACTGGCCGCCATCAGAGCTGAATTCCCTGAGCGTGACCGAGCTCATCACATGGCGCGATAAGGCGCTGCAGCGAAGCGGAAACCACCATGAGCAATAACGTCAGACTTGAGGTGCTGCTTAACGCAGTAGACCGGGCAAGCCGACCGCTCAAAGCTATCCAGAATGCCAGTAAATCCCTTGCTGGCGATATCCGCACTTCTCAAAACACCCTGCGCGATCTGAATGCGCAGGCGTCCCGAATTGACGGATTCAGGAAAGCGAGCGCACAGCTTGCCGTGACCGGCCAGTCGCTTAACAAGGCTAAACATGAAGCCGCAGCGCTGGCCGTCCAGTTTAAAAACACGCAGAACCCTACAACCGCGCAAGCGCGCGCGATGGATGCGGCAAAGAAATCCGCCGCTGACCTGCAGCTCAAATACAACAGCCTCAGGCAGTCGGTACAGCGACAGCGCACCGAGCTCGCGCAGGCCGGTATTAATACCCGCACCCTTTCGGCGGATGAGCGCCGCCTGAAAACCAGTATCAGTGAGACGACCGCGCAGCTTAACCGGCAACGTGATGCGCTGGCGCGCGTCAGCCAGCAACAGGCCAGACTCAGCGCGGTAAAAAGCCACTATGAATCCGGGCAACAGCTCGCAGCTGGTGCGCGTAATGCCGGGATGGTGGGCGTTGGTGTGGCGACCGCCGGGCTTTATGGTGCGTCACGCTTTATTGCACCGGGTATCGGTTTTGACAAGCAGATGTCAGGCACGCAGGCGATCCTCGGGCTCGATAAGGGGGATGAAAAACTCGCGGTCATCCGACAGCAGGCGCGTGATATCGGTGCGACAACCGCCTTTTCGCCGGGTGATGTAGCGCGCACGCAGACCACGCTCGCACGCTCGGGCTATAACGCCGATGACGTGCTGGCTGCGACCGGTTCGACCGTAAACCTGAGCCTCGCGGCCGACGTGGATATCGCAGAAGCCGCCGACATTATCACTAACATGCAGTCGGCATTTAACCTGCCGACCACCGAGATTGAGCGTGTCGCGGATGTGATGACGAAAGGCTTTACGTCATCAAACACCGGCCTCATCGAGCTGGGCGAGGCGATGAAATATGTTGCGCCAATTGCCGAGGCTGCAGGGGCGAGCATCGAAGACACGACCGCCATGCTTGGCATTCTGGCTGATAACGGGATTAAAGGCTCGATGGCCGGTACGGGCGCGAGTGCCATTTTCAACCGTCTGCAGGCTCCTATGGGTAAGGCCGTTGAGGCCATTTCAGAATTAGGCGTGAAAACCCGTGACTCTAAAGGGAACATGCTGCCGGTCGAGAAAATCCTCAAAGCGATTCACAAATCCTTTGAGAAAAACAAGCTCGGCACCGCAGAGCAGGGCGAATATCTGAAAGTGATTTTCGGCGAGGAAGCCATGAAGGGGGCGATCAAGCTGGTCGCCGCCGCCGGTGATGGCTCACTCGATAAGAAACGCCAGACAATCCGTGATTCTAAAGGCACGACCGAGCTCATTGCGAAAATACAGACGGACAACCTCGACGGCGATCTGAAAAACCTGCAGTCAGCATGGGAAGACCTGCAGATTGAGGTATTCGACAAAGAAAACTCAGCACTGCGCCGCCTGACGGTTTCCGCGACTGAGTGGCTTGGTAAGGTTTCAGCCTGGGCGAAAGCTAACCCTGAACTGACGCAAACCCTGTTTAATCTTGTCGCCGGTGGGCTGGCGCTGGTCGGCGTGCTGGGAGGGATTGGCCTGATTGCATGGCCTGTTATTACAGGCATAAACGCGATTATCGCAGCTGCTGGTTTTCTCGGTACAACGTTGGCCGCAATGGGGAGTGCCATTGTCTCTGTGCTCGTTGCTGTCACCTGGCCGGTTGTGGCTGTGGTTGCGGCATTTGTGGCCGGGGCGCTACTTATCCGTAAATACTGGGAGCCAATAAGCGCATTCTTTTCGGGTATGGTGGAGGGGCTTAAAGCGGCCTTTGCACCGGTGGCTGAAATCTTCTCGCCGCTCGCGCCGGTGTTTGATTCTCTCATGGAGAAATTGCGGGGTGTCTGGCAGTGGTTTACCGACCTGATAGCGCCCGTTAAGGCAACGCAGGAGACGCTCGACAGTTGCAAAAATGCGGGGGTGTTGTTCGGTAAGGCACTGGCCGATGCGCTGATGTTACCGCTCAATAGTTTTAACAAACTGCGCGGCGGCGTTAACTGGTTACTGGAGAAACTCGGGGTTATCAATAAAGAGTCGAGCGACCTTGACCAGAAAGCCGCAAAAGCCAATGCCGCAACGGGTTCAGTTAAAGAGTCCAGTATCAGACCTACACCGTTGTTTGGTGATTCTCAGTGGTATCACCCGGTGCCGGTTCCTGCCGGGAAGACCTACGTAGACCAGAGCAAGCCAGAATATAACATCACCCTACATGGTGGCATCGCACCGGGTACAGACCTTGACCGGCAGCTCCGCGAAGCCGTCGAAAGACTCGACCAGCAAAACCGTGCGCGTCAGCGCTCAAGTATGCGTCACGATGGATGAGGGCTAAAGCATGTTAATGGTTTTAGGTTTATTTGTGTTTGAGCGCCGCACGCTGCCACATCAGTCAATGCAGTATTCGAAAGAGTACCGCTGGGCGTCAAATGACCGCATCGGCAAGCCACCGGCCTATCAGTTTCTCGGGGAGGGGGAAACCTCGCGCACGCTTTCGGGCGTGCTGTACCCCGAAATCACCGGCGGTCGCCTCTCACTGACCGCCATCGAGCTGATGGCCGACGAAGGCAGGGCGTGGCCGCTGATTGACGGAACGGGCATGATCCACGGCATGTATGTCATCGATAAAGTGACCCACACGCACAGCGAATTATTCAGCGACGGCGCGGCCAGAAAAATCGAGTTTAGCCTCTCGCTGAAACGGGTCGATGAGTCGCTCGCGGCGATTTACGGCGACCTGAAAACGCAGGCCGACAATCTGGTGACATCTGCCGGCAACTGGCTGGGGGGGCTGGCGGGATGATTACGGGTATGAATATTCAGGCCGGTACAAAGATTGCCCCGGCGTTTATGCTCAAGCAGGATAACGAAGATATTACGCAGGATTTCAGAGACAGGCTAATCAGCCTGACCATGACGGACAATCGCGGATTCGAGGCCGACCAGCTCGATATCGAGCTCGATGATACCGACGGGCAAATCGCTATGCCTCCGCGCGGCGCAACGTTAACGCTGTGGCTGGGCTGGCAGGATAGCGCCCTGATAAAAAAAGGCACCTTTACGGTAGATGAAATCGAGCACCGTGGCGCGCCAGATACGCTGACTATCCGGGGGCGCAGCGCTGATTTTCGCGGGTCGCTGAACTCACGCCGGGAACAGTCATGGCACGACACCACGCTCGGCGTCATTGTTGAGACTATCGCAGCGCGCAATAAGCTTGAGGCCAGCGTGGCCGATACGCTGAAAGCGATCCCCGTCCATCATATTGACCAGACCCAGGAATCCGACGCGGTGTTTCTGTCCCGTCTGGCTGACCTTAACGGTGCGGCGGTTTCGGTAAAAGCGGGAAAACTTCTGCTACTGAAAGCCGGTAGCGGCAGGACGGCCAGCGGCAAGCCCATCCCGCAGTTGACGATCGAACGCGGCGACGGCGACCGTCATCAATTTGCGATTGCTGACCGGGAAGCCTACACCGGCGTAACGGCAAAATGGCTGCACACCAAAGACCCGAAACCGCAAAAGCAAAAGGTGAAGCTCAAACGCAAGCCAAAGGTACAGCACCTGCGCGCGCTGCAGCATCCGAAAGCGACCAAAACCACTGCAAAGGTAAAAGCCAAAAAAGAGCAGGAAGCCCGCGAGGGTGAGTATATGGCCGGTGAGTCTGACAACGTGCTGGAGCTGTCTACCATCTACGCGACAAAGGCGCAGGCCATGCGCGCTGCTCAGGCAAAGTGGGACAAGCTGCAGCGCGGCGTCGCGGAGTTTTCAATCTCGCTGGCTATTGGCCGCGCTGATTTATTTCCTGAAACGCCGGTGGCGGTGAAAGGCTTTAAGCGCGTTATAGACGAGCAGGCGTGGATAATCAGCCGGGTGGTGCATAACCTTAACGGGAACGGCTACACGACGGGCTTAGAGCTTGAGGTTAAGGTTTCGGATGTGGAGTATGAAAGCGAAGAGATAACACAATAAAATTTGTTTATGTGTTTGATATATAAGGTTTTAATGGTTAAAATTGATGCATCAATAACGCTCTGAGGTGCTCGCCATGTTCCACTGTCCAAAATGTCATTACGCCGCCCACGCTCGCACAAGTCGCTATTTTACTGACACGACCAAAGAGCGTTATCACCAGTGCACTAACATCAACTGCAGCGCAACGTTTGTCACCACTGAAACGATAGAGCGCTTTATCGTTTCGCCGGGTGAAGTAGTGCCAGCGCCGCCGCATCCTACCACGTCAGGTCAACATCAGATCCAATGGATGTGA